AGATGATAAATTCTTCATGGCAGAAAATATCGTCCATATATATATGTCAAAGGCCACTGGCAACTTAACGGGAACACCAATGATGATTCCCGTCCTTGATGATATTAGAGCTCTCCGCAAGATGGAAGAGAATGCTGAAGCTCTTGTCTATCAACACGCCATACCATTATTTAAGTATATTGTTGGAAATAAAGACAATCCAACGGAAGATGATAATGAGATAACAGAAGTTAAGTCGCAGGTCGAAAGTTCTGATCCACATGGTATGTTCGTCATACCATTTAATCATGATATTGTCGCTGTTGGAAATGGTGCCGCCCCTCTCGATGTTGAACGTTATCTTCGCTACTTTAGGCAGAGAATTATTTCTGGCCTTGGCCTATCCAGTGTCGCCTATGGTGAAGGAGATAGCGCCAATAGGGGAACTGCCCTAGTACAAGATAAAGGTCTACAAGATGGCGCCAAGAAATATATTGCAACTATTAAGACATTCATCGACGAACTCCTTATCAATGAATTATTGCAGGAAGGCAACTTCGATATCATGGATCCATTGGATCAGGTTCACCTCTTCACTCCAGAGATTGATGTTGATGCGAAGATTGCGAAAGAGACCCACGTGATGGCCCTTTACCAAGGTAACTGCATAAGTGAGAATGAAATGCGTTCCGAACTTGGTAAGGATCCAGTTTCTGAAGAGGAGAGGAACTTCATGTACTGGAACCTTGTGGGACTACAGAAGGCCCTCATTATGTCGTCTGATGAAATGTCAAGCCTTGGCACAGCATCAACTACAGGTCTTGATATACCAAAAGGAACGGCAACAAAAGTTCGTCCAACAAATCAACAAGGAGTAAAGAAGAATAGTAAGCCGAAAGCTAATGATAGAGTCTTCGTTGAGAATTCTATTCGTTCTCTTTACATGTTGTTATCAGAGAAGTACGAAAGTGTTGTAGGTGACGTCATTGAGAGACTGAAGGATAAGGATTCTATTAAGAATATTAACTTCCATCTTCTATCATCTTTTAACGATCTATATATCTGCACCAAGCATATGATAGACCATGTGTATGGTGAAGGATGGATTAGTGTTGACCAGGGTGCTCCGACGGTTACCATTCCAATATTAGCTGAAAATTACGCTAAAATGCTTAAAATTCTCGGAAAGGATGCTACTATACTATTGGAAGGTACTAAAATCAAGGGCCATACTATTGATATGGGTGACGTCATTAATGCTTTTGACTCACTACGTCCAAGGCTTGAAACAATATCAAAAATAATAATCGAAAAGAGTTTTTCGATGGGACTAGCATCTGCACTGTTGAAACAGAAGGGCGCCGTTGTAATATCCGATACGAAGGGGACTTGCGGCGGCAATATGGAAATAATGGATACGATCAACATCGACCAGATTCCACCGCATGGCCAGAACTGTTCTTGTTATGTGGCCAAGAAGGAGCAAACACAAAATGGATAGAGACATTAGAGATTCTTATTCCCTTTCATTACCAACGGATAAGACAGTTCTTGATAGTGTCAAAGTGGACATGACAACGATCAAGGATCAACAGGGAAATCCAGCCCTTGAAGTTGTCATTGATGCTACACATGGTGGATATGTGAATAGCAATCTTGCCATGTATACCAAGGATGGACAACAAGCTGGAGCAAAATCATTCTTCGTGCCATTTCCAAAACCTGAACTAACAGAACATGATGATGAGAAACCACCCATTGGTCGTATCATAGATGCTCAATATGTGGATCTCATTGTTGATGCTCAGGAAGTTGCAAAGGCAGGAGAACGCGGAGTTCCACAGTCCAAGATTACGGTCAAGGCTATCATTACGGATGCAGAGGCTATTCAGAAACTCATGGATGGTCGTTTCCTTACAGTATCTATTTCTGGTAGGCCAAAGACAGCTCCTCGATGCAGCATCTGTGACCAACAGATTGAAGGTGTCTTTGGATGTGAGAATGATCACATGAGAGGCAAGACGTACGATGGAAAACTTTGTTACTACAAGATTGGCGAGATGGGTTACTCAGAGATGTCGTTCGTGAATAAACCTGCCGATCAATCAGAGAAGCATGCTGCGATGATTACTTCTATGAAGGCTATAACGGCCCCATCATTCGCAAACATTGGTGATACAACTGATGATAAGGGTAATGTGAGTGATTCGGTAGAAGATAAGTGTCCTGAATGTGAGGATAATTTCTGGACAGATGCTGAGATTGCAGAGATTAAACCTATTGCTGATGAGTATGACACATGGCTTGAGTCTGCGGAAGCTGGTGATGCTGTCCTTACTACTCAACAGAGGAAGAACATGAAGTCTAGTACATTCTGTGGACCTGCCCGTTCTTTCCCCGTACCAGACTGCAAACATGCGGCCAATGCAAAGGCGAGACTAACACAGAGTGTTAAGTCAGGCAAACTCTCCTCATCGACTGCTGCGAAGATTAGAGGTTGTATCAATAGGAAGTCCAGCTCATTGAAGTGTGGTTTCAACAAGGATAGCGCATCTCCAACAGCAGAGGCAATCGCCCTTCTCGAAGAGGCTAGGATGTCTCTGGCAGCTGAAGTAAAGCAACTTGTCGATCAGAAGGTTGCAGCAGAGGAGCAACTCAAGATGGCCAATGCGAAGATAGACCAGACACTAGCAGATCTCGCAAAGGCGCAAGAAGATCTTAAGAAACTGAAGGAAACAGGAGAAGAGCAGCATAAGCAGGACCTTGAGCAAAACAAGGGGCTTACGGGCCAGCTTAGAGAGAAAGTAGCATCAAATGTCATCAGCATGTCTCTCCTCCTGCAAAAAGACAGTTTCCTCAATGTATTTGGAGGAAACACCGTAGAGGATAGGGTAAAGAACCACTCAACAACCCTCTCTAAGTACAAGGAAATGCCACTTGAGGATTTGATCAAGCTGGAAAAGCAATACCTTGATGAGCTTACCAAGAAAACTTTGGTAGGCCACAACGCCGGGCCCATTACGGGACCAGAAGGCGATCCCATGATCGCAAAACAAATCAAGACCATATCCGACCGCAAACAAGAAGTTCGCGGTTGGTTTTATGGAAAAGCCTAAGGAGGCTAGAATAACATGGCTAAACTAAACTTCAACTCTAACGTAACACCAAGGACTCCTCTCCGGGCCATCCAGGATGTTGCTTTGAACAGGACGATTGGAGAACTCGAGGTTTCTGAGGGAACCAATCCGCACCTTCCATGCTACCCATACAAGTATCTTCCTGTAATGGTTATCGATAATGCATCTGATGAAGGTATCGTACTTGTAAAGGGAACGATCGTCTCTCTTATTACCAACCAGACGAATCTTGTGGATGGAATTCCTGCATCAGGTATTCCTGAGCCAATTACTAGTGGTAACATTCCAATCACGGATGATGCGACGACCACGGCAGTAGACTGGATTGTTGGTAACATCGACGACAATTACTTTGGTTATGACCAGTCTGTCATCGGCCTTCTCGTACCTGCGAACGGTGGAACGGCAAGTGCCATTCCCTACAGCTCGTTCGATACGACAGTTGCTACATTCGCTGATAGTGGAACGCAACCTCTCAACCTCGGCGCTAACATGCCAGTCGGAATCGTCTACCAGGATGTCTATCAGGACATCAGGGGCTTCAACCTTAACTACCAGATGCATGATGTCTATGGCTATGCGTCACGCGGATTCATCAACGTTCCGTTTGTCGACACAGCCGCAGTCACGACCTTTGGTAGCTCGGCTGATACCCAGACGGCAACGCTGGATACGACCAGTTGCTACTACAAGATCTGGAGAAAGTACGCGTTCTTCTACTTCTCACATGCAAACAATGGTGGAAGCGCTGGCCAGATCCTTCGTTCCGACCTGCTTGGTAAGTTCATTCCACAGGGAACAACGGCAACGACAGCAGTAACGGCGCAGTCGGTCGGAAGGCTCCATGCTTGTGACAGCAGGTTCCCTAAGGACCTCGTTGCAACGACACAGACTTACCCAGGCAGCAAAGTGACCGGAACGGATACCTTCGGGCTTCCTTCGGTTCTGTACCATTTCGCCAAGGCCGTACTTGAGTCGGATGGAACAGCCAGGACAAACCTACAGATCCTTACGGATGTTCAGAATGGAAACTTCGGCCTTGCACGGATCGGCCTGATCCTCTAAGCAGAGGGCCAAGACCACCTAGGAGGAAATTAGATGGATAAACTAACAAAAGAACAACTGGCGCAGGCTGATAGACTCTACGGCGTCTTCACGAACCACGGTACCATGACGGATAAGGAAGGTTCCCAGTCCAATGTTACAATCAAGGAACTGAAGGACCTTATCACGACTGAGGATATTCTTCCTCTCCTCCCGAGAGTGGTTACCAGAGTCATTGCCGAAGCCATTGAACCAAACCTTCTCATCGTTCCCAACCTCTTCACCCTGCTCAATATTCCGACCGCTCAGCATATCGAGATCGGCGCCATTGGAGCCCTCACGGCCTCAAAGATCGCCCAGGGTCAGGAATTCAAGTCAGAGACCCTTGCTTACGATGTAAGCGGGCAGTCCGTTGCGATCACCGTCTCCAAGTACGGTCTCGCGGTTAACATTGCACAGGAAGTGATCGATGACAGTCAGTTCGACATCATCACTCTCTGGCTTCGTGCCGCTGGAGCCGCCCTTGCCAGACTCAAGGAATCCATCGGAATCAAGCTTATCGACACGATGGGTATCACTGTGTTCGAT